TATTTTCTCTAATATCTTGCTTCTCTGCCATAATCTCACACATTTAAGGGGCGATTGAATTCTGTTTTGGTAAGGCTAATGATTAAAGTTATCTTCACCACAAAAATGATTTACGCATACATTCGTGTTTCAACAGATAAGCAAACGGTTGAGAATCAGAAATTCGAGATAGAGAAATTTTGTAAGGTAAGAGAACTGCAAATAGACAAATGGGTGTCGGAAACCATATCCGGTACCAAGTCTGCAAAAGAACGGAAGCTTGGCGCTTTGCTGAAAAAACTTAAAAAGGGTGATACCCTTATTTGCTCTGAAATTAGTCGTCTTGGGCGTCGTCTGATGGAAGTGATGAGCATTCTAAACACTCTCATGCAAAAAAAAATCACTGTTCTAACTGTAAAGGAGAAGTATGAGTTGGGTAACAATATACAGTCTCAGATACTTGCCTTCGCTTTTGGTCTGTCAGCTCAGATTGAGCGTGATTTGATTTCGCAACGGACCAAAGAAGGTCTTGCCAGGCGTGTTGCCGAAGGACAGAAATTAGGGCGGCATAAGGGTGGGCATAACTCGCATTACAAGCTGACGGGTAAGGAAAAACTCATTCAAACTATGCTTGACTATGGCTATAGTAAAGCTGCTATTTGCCGTAAGCTTAAATGCAATCCTAAAACATTGGATGAACATTTAAAAAGGATGCAATAAGTAATCGGATTTCAAATATAAATTCCTATATTTGCTTGTAGAAATGTATATAAATACCAAGAGCTTAGTGGCGACTTATGTTGTCATCGAGCTCTTTTTTTATGTCCTTTTTCAAGGTTGTGGAAGCAATTACTTTTACTGTCACGGGATGTCAGTGGAAAATTGTAATTCAACAACTTGTTTGATTTCGTCTGATGTACATTTGTACAATGTCGGACGTTTGTATGGTTGGTTACTAAATATTACACCCTACTCGTCACAAGCAGGGTGTAATTGGACTTTATAAATTAGATAAGTTTTCAAAAAACGGTACAAATATAGTTTTTAATGTTTATATAAACAAGGATGAAATAAATGGTTGGGGGCAGTGATTGTAGAATGTTGGTGTATTTGATGATGCCTTGCTTTTTTCGTACACGGGGCATTCATATAAAAAACCGTCCTACCTCACGGTAGAACGGAATTTTTGCAGGGAATTAGAGAGAAGTATGATGTTGCGGTATGAAGTTTACTCCCTGCGCAGATTTATAAAGCTTCGCATCCGGTTTGCTCTCACGAACAAACCAGGACACAGTCGAATTAAAAAATTGTTTATGAGAAACAAAGATACTCATTTTTATCGAGATATGCAGGATACAAGAAAAATACGTCCGACCAGTCGCAGGCAAGACGTATTACAATCTGCTATATAAAATTTGTTTATGAAACGTTGCAAATATAACCTTTAATATTAAAAAAAACAAATGGAAATAGACATTGCAAACATGGTCAGCGCCCTCGGAACTTTGGCGGCTGCCTATTTCGCCTACAACCAGTACACTAAGAACAAGATGACGGATTTAAAAGTGGAGTACTTCAAGAAAGAAGAGGAAAGGAAAAGTTACCGTAGGAGTGAGAACTCGGCCAGGGTGTTCGGTGAGCTTTGGAGGGTTCTTTATGAAACGAAAGCGGACCGGGTGTATATCGTCCAACCTCATCCTTTGGGACATGTGGCGTTCCTTAGTATACAGTTCGAGGTGAAGCGTAAGGGCATTGCCGGTATGCGTGAGAATATCCAGTCGCTTCCCATGAGTGAGGTGGCGGTATTTGCGAAAAGCCTTGCGGAGAATCTTTTCATGTTCTATTCGGATATTGACAGCCAGGTCAAGGATAGGGTTGTCAAATCATTACTCTCGACGAACGGATGCCGCAGTGTTGCCATCAAGAGGCTCAATTCCTCCCAGGATTGGGTTGGCAATATCTTTTGTGAGTTTACTGATGATACCGGGATGGGTGAGGACGAACTTCACAAAGTATTGCATGAGGCGGCGGTGAATATCCAGTACATCCTTCCGGAGTTCAGGGAGGTCAAATTATGAAAAAGGAAGGTGTTTCACAACGGCTCCCTTTCCCTTAATACTACACAACTTAAAGTTTAAACAAAGGCGTTTGCAAATATATTGTATTTTTATGTAAAACCAAAAATCAAGGAGGAAAATAAGAATGGCGAATGTGTATAAATTAGCGCCGTTTATCCTAAAGTGGGAAGGCGGTTTTGTAAATGACCCTGACGATTTGGGAGGGGCTACGAATATGGGTGTGACTATCGGCACGTGGAAATCATGCGGCTATGACAAGGACGGTGACGGTGATATAGACGTGGATGACCTGCGTTTGCTTACCCGTGAGGATGTCGTTAACCGGGTGCTCAAGCCGCATTATTGGGACAGATGGAAAGCTGACGATATTAAATCGCAATCAGTTGCTAATATCCTTGTCGATTGGGTGTGGGCATCCGGTGCACACGGAATAAAGATACCTCAACGCTTGCTTGGTGTTTCTGTAGATGGCATTGTTGGACCTAAGACACTTGCTGCGGTGAATGCCAGGAACCCGCGTGAGTTGTTCGACATGATTAAGATTGCACGGTTCGACTTCATTGAGGATATATGCAGGAAACGTCCGGCTAACAATAAATTCAAGAGAGGCTGGATGAACCGTATAAATGACATTGCCTATGTTGGCTAAGGTTATGAACTGGGTAAGCCGGCATATATTGCTGGCTCCTTTCATGTGTCTGTTCCTATTGTTATCATGTGGCAGCTCTCATAAAACTGTCAAGTCCGATGCAGAAGTAATCAGAAAGGACAGCACGAGTGAATCGGTCGATATCGTACATGGGGCAAGTACCTCTTTGAGCGAACTCATTACCGCTAATGGTAACTATGTGATTGATTTCCGTATCTATGATACAAGAAAACCGCCCGACAGCCTGACCGGGAAATCTCCGTTATTGGCTGACGGTCATGTAGAAGGTGATTTCAATAAGAAGGAGGATAGACAGACGGTAGTAGCCGATACTACGAGTGTCAAGGCTGATAAAAGAACCATTTCCAATACCCGTGAGGAAAAACGGTCAGAAACTATAAAAGAAAAAAAAGAATCCACCTTGCTTAAACAAATTGGTTTTGCTTGTGTTTGTGTAACCGTTTTGATTGTCGTTATGCTGATAGTAAAACATTGGCGCAACAGACAATCTTCATCATAAGACTTTAAAT